CCACGGAAAGAGGGTCTTCATAACTCTCTCCTGTCTTCTCAAGTACAACGCTGTAGAACGTTGTTCTGCTGCAACCGGGGCCCTAAGGCCCGGCGCAGGACAGGGGGGAGGAACGAAGACGACCACTCCTTTAACGTTCTTCCGGGTACGACACTGAGTCCCCCATGTCTCGCAGAAGGTGAAGCACCTTGCGGATATGAAGCTCTTTGTCGTGTTCAAGGATGCACCGGTGAACTCGACTGCGGCGGAGTAGTCGTCCACGAAAAGTGGATCGACGACAATGCCAACAGCGTCGTCACCGTGCACCTTGCCATCCTGCATGGTGTGAACAGTCCATGCGGATACCCAGGAAAGAACGATAAAGCTGAGAGGGGTGCCCATCGGACTCCCTCTTCTCGCCTGCCAGTGTGTGTCTCCACAAGACCACGCTGTAGGCGTCTCAAGTCCGAGCCCCCACATGGCACGACGGACGTCACTCTTACGAATGGCGCCGCCGGCATGCAGGGACTCGATAACAGCTACTACACAATCATGGGAAAGTCCATCAGTTGCCTTCGAAAGGTCGCTAGAGATGAACTTACCCACGTTTGTACGGAACATCTTCCCTGTTGGGTGGAATCCCTCCTTCACGTACCAATGCTCCCTAGGGAACAAAGGTGCGGAACGTCGGATCCAGTCACCCTCTGCAAAGACAAGAGCGTTCGGAACACCGATCACTCGAGTCTTGAGACCAGCGCTCATAAGTATCTCCGCTTTTGTTCTTGGTTGAGTCCACCCGAAGGGTTCGTCTCTCAAGAGCATGGAAGCGAGTATACCAATGGCGTTGGAACAGTGTTGATATGCCGCGTCAGGATGGCCGTGACGCCTTACCAACTTTATGCAGAAGTTCCCGAGGGAACTGTCTCCATATCGCAGGTAAGGTGCCAGTATTTCTTCAATTGGCATGTGACCGTTGGGCACGGGGGAAACCCCGTGGCACCAACCGGGCCACATCAATTGTCGACATACCTCGTTTACACGAGCGTCACCAAGCTGACGGAAGTAGCCGTTAATCCCGCCTCGAGCTCCGGAAAGCTCGACGCAGGAGGCCGTAGAAGAGGGAAGAGTTGTTGGACAGGTGTCTCTCAGTTTTCGACATCTACTAGAGATGAAACTGCGGAGATCACCCATCAACCAACTCTCCGATGTGGGATAACTCGTTTCGGCCATCTTCTTGGCCTCTCCAAGCGCTTCTGCCTTCTTGTGGGAAGGAGGAAGCGGCAAAGCCCTGGAGAGGCGAGAAAATGCGAATCCGTCTCGCCCGCTCTCCCAGGCCAAGTCAACAAGTGTCTGCGCCACCTTCTTAGGAAAGTGAGCAGGCAGTTTGTAACTCGACCGAAGAGAAGCGGACCTGACGGAGTGGCAAAGTTCCTTGAGAACACAAGAGGTCCAGTACCATCCACGGTAGTGAATGGTAGCATGGAACCACTTGTGCAAGAACCAAGCCACACGAAGGTTATCCCAGCCAGAAAGGACAAGGGACGACCAGCAAGCTGTCCAAACTTGCTGGTTGAGGATCGAATCGCCTCCGTGTTGTCGGGTCCGGTTTGCACGCTTAAGCGTGGGAACTGGATCCTGCTCCATGGGATGGCTCTTTACAAGTGACGGGAGTCGCTTGTAGGTGTTCCTTAGATGGG